ACTTGAGAATAACCTGCTTCAAGATGAGACCAAAACCCTGTTTTTTTATACAGTTTGTTTTGTGCATTCAGTCTTTTAAGTCTAAGTGTCTTTTGTTTTCTATTCATACCTTCTCCTTGTTTTCTTGACCGTATCTGTAGTCAATCATGTCAAAAACAAAACCTTGTATTGCTACTAATTCAACATGGGAAAGTTTTCTCAAATAATTTTTTGCTTTATCAAAGTTGCTTTTTTTCCAACCAGAATCATAGCCGCATTTTTTACATGACAAATTGTCACCCATTTCGCTACACCAATAAGCATCTGCCTCTTGATTGTTGCATTCAGGGCAAACTCCGTAAGTGTGTGCTCCTGACATTATGCTTCCTCCTGCCAAAGTTTTTCTTTCTTCAAAAACTTTTCAACTTTCTTATCAAAGTTTTTAGTTGGCTCATCAACATATCTTTGCAAATCTTTCTTCGCTAATCTTGCGTGATAAGGAATAATATTCTCATCAGTAAAAAAGAAAAAACTGTTACGATAATCAGTAATTGCTCCGTTGATTTCAATATCTTTTATCACCGCAACTAACTTGTCTTTGCTAAAGACAAAGTTAATTCCATTTTCAAAGTAGGCTCTATAGTTTTTAGTATCATGCGGAAGGAAACCATTTCCTTCAAGCTTGATGTTGTTTTTAGTTATTGTCATATTTTTCTCCTGCCGTTAGGCAATTTAGTTTTTGTGTAAGGCACCTTGCCTTTGCACTTGACCCCCTCTAAGCCCTTGAGGGGGTTTCGTCTATTCAAGACTCTTCAGAAGTGCTGTTTAAAAATTCAACTAATTTTCTAGGATATTTATTCTTATCAAGACTTGTACCACCACCACTTATTTCAGGACTAACTAAAAAAGTATTGGTTATAGAACAATGTTCCATTAATTTATTATCAACTAAAGAAAGAAGATGATTTAAAAATTGTTCTCTGTTTTCTTTTTTAATTGATGAACTTTTAAGCATAATCTCAGAAGTTATGCCTTTAGGAAACTGACGATAAGTAGCTACTAACTCACCATCTTCATTGATAATCAGTCTATTAGCGTAGCCTTGTATTGTGTATTTCATCATTTATTTTCCTCCTTTTTAAAAAATGTTAATTAAGTTTATGAATCTTACAGTATCATAAGATTACATAAGATTCAAATATATTTTTATAGTTAGTCCTCCTCCTTCAATTCTTCTTTTGCTTTTAAATCTTCAATATCAAAAGCTTTAAAGAAATCATCTGATAATTCAACAACCGTTTCTTTGTCCTCGTCTGATAATTTTTTCAATTCTCCTTCATAGCCTTGGAATTCTGGAACATATTCCCTTGAGACCCAATCAAAAAATTCCCTTGAATATTCAGAGGCAAAACTTTTGTCTTTAAAAAATCCTAAAGTATTAACATCCGTTGGATTGAAGTATGTAAATAACTCCTTTTGGTCTGTATGTTCTGCGTAAGAATACTCGCAAATCATTTGCATGATTGTGAATTCCTGCATACTAAATTTTCTTTGTTTTATATTTGTCATATTTATCTCCTGCCCTAGGGCAATTATGTTTGGGAATTATTTCCCGCACTAGACCTGCTTTTTCGGGGGGAAAGAAAAAACAGGTTTCGACTCATTAAGTCTCTTCAGTAGTGCTTTAAGCTGCATCCTCCTCTTTCATCTCTTCTTGAAAGCTGTATAGATAATCAACTGCCTTAGTAGCCTTGGAAAAAGCTTGGACCATAACCTTTGAATCTTCTTTGATGGATTTAATCCAACCGTTTAGATACTGTGCATGATTGGCTCTGATAGTGGTCTCAATGCCTAGCAATTGACAAAGGATGGCGGAACCAATCTCCGCAACCAACTCTTCTTTTGCATAGTCCTCAGAACCAAAAGAGTTTTTAATGTCACGGTCCAATCTATTTTCCGCACCTGTCCAATGAATCAGTTCGTGTAATAGTGTTCCGTAGTAAGAAACATCATCATCGAATTTATTCATAATCGGAATGCTAATAATATCCGAGCTTGGGGTGTAGTAAGCACCATCTGAAGCACCCATCATGTTATGTTCATTGTGAATGATGTTTGCTTTGGTATTTGCTACAAACTGACGAATACTCTCAAGCTTTTCCTCGGAAAGTTCTTTGGTATGTTTGGAGTTATCGCACCATCCAGAAATGGTATCTGAGTCAATACCTTCAACTTGCACTGCATTGAAAACATTGAACTCTTTCCACGCAAAGTAAGTTGGCATCTTACCCCCTGCTTTGACTGCAGCTTTTTCTCGGTCATTCAACCAATTCATTTTTTTATCAAGCACTGAAGCAAAGACCACCTTGGAAGCTTTGGAGCCTTTTTTGATTTTATAGCCCAACTCATTCCATTGTTTGAAGGTACCCCAAACAGGTGAGTCTTCAACATAGTCTCCGCACTCCTCGATAACATTACCGTCAGGGTCAGTTATCTGATAGCTTTCAGAGTCAAATACAGGCTTTGTGAGGGACAAAAAGAAGTTGTTCATACCCCTGTAAGCTTTTTTGCTTTTGATGTTCCAAGGAGCCAAAGTTTGGACCCATTGCTTAGTCCAACCTGTGCCTTCCTTCTCCATAAGAGCAACCAATTTTTCTTGGATTTGCTCGATTTGTTTTTTTCTAGTTTTTTTCATATTTTTCTCCGTATGAAAATTTTTTGTTTGGAACCCCGTGTCCCGCACTTGACACCCCCGAAGGGGTGTTTCGTCTCATTAAGACTCGTCAGAAGTGCTAAGTTTTTTTAGTTCATCTATGTAGTGAGGGAAAAAATCACCTGTAGACTCAACATGATTGATAAAATCTATGTATCTGATAAGGCACTCATAGTCTGATTTATTGTCATTTCTTAACTCTATGAGGAATCTTTGTAAGTCAGTAACTACATATTGTTCACCTGTGATTTTATGTTGTACACGGCACATTACATCAACCGATTCAGAGTCGTTGTTGCCTTCTTTAGGAATTTGTTTGTAAACGTCTAAGGAATGAAGTTCGTAAGTATCTTCAAATATTTTTTGTCCTTCACTTAATGTTTCAATGTGCGAACAAAAATAGTAGTCGTAAGCGAAAGATAACTCATAATTGTAAGACCATTCATCCTCTTCTCTATCAAACAAAGCATAACTGTAATCCATGTCATCAAAATAAACATTGTTGATAAGTTCACCAAACTCTATTGCTCGGATAGTGCTTAAACGATTTTCGTAATTCATTTGCAAAGTCTTTTTTGTAAACTCAAAGTCTTCAGACATTTTTGCAACCAACGTATCTATATAATCATTTTGAATGTTTGAATCATTTCCAACAATTGATATTTGGTTTTTTACATTCTCAAGATTTCTCATTTGGTCTTTGAGTTCCCATTCCAAATCATAGGCGGTTGTGCCTTGAAATATATGTGTTGTTATTAAGTCAGTCATATTTTCCTCCGTTTTTTGTGTTGTTTGTAATGACATGATGCGAACCTTATCAATTAAAAATAGAGGCTGTCAAGAAAAACGAACATCGGGAAAGCTTATTTTTTAGACTGTGTTTTCATAAAAAGAATGTTTCTTATAACTTTTATTACATTTATTTCAGAGTGTTACATAAAGTTGAAGCAGCTTTGATTGTGTTGTATCTTCTCTCAATACCCTATAACAATGGAAACAAAAGAAATAGAAATGCGACTGAATAACCTTGAACAAAAAATGGAAGAGGTTCACAAGCTAACGCAAATACTTCCGAGGCTCGAGGAAAGAATCATCAACCAAAAAGATGATGTAAGCGACCACGAAAGAAGATTAAGAAGATTGGAA